AAAGGTACAAAGGCTCGTTCACCAAAATTATGGACTATGATGATATTGATCATGGTGTATTTCACACGTTCGCAGGGTTAGCAACTGCGATGGAAAATTTTTCCGGTATTTTGGCAGAGGAACAGGGCATTACCGGGAATTACCTGCCCGACGATGCGTCTTATGGTATGCAGACCCGTAAAATCATTCCGTGTTTCCCGTCTACGGTTATTCGTGGAGAGTACGCTCAGGCTGATGCAGCCGGAACAGCGACTTACGACACTGGTGCAACCGCGTCTGCTGCAAGCGCAACCTTCACACAGGATATGGGCGCAACCGCTGATACAGCAATCGGTGGTTGGATTTACATGATCAACGGCGATGCCGCTGGTGAGTTGCATTATATTTCAAACAACACCACCGCTGCTGCTACTGTCACCACCGCTTTTACAAATGCTGTTGTGGCAGACGATGATTTTCTGTTTATCTCCCCTGCCAATTGCAGAACGCTTGATTTTGATGCCACCTATACCGGTATCAAGAGTGAGACGCAGGATGATGTCAGGACTGACGCTGTTGTGGGTATCATGACCTATATTGAAGCGCCGGGTATTCCGTTCCAGAGGCTTGACCGTAACAAACATGACGGCCTTGTAATTTCAAATGCAAGATTCTACCACGACTTCACCATTCCGTCAAAGAATGCGTGGGTCGCTGGCATTGCAACATCATAAGGAGATAAAACATGCCGAATATTGCACTATCTGAGAACTTTGGCGATCTCCTTGATGCCAGGGTAAGAAAAATTTACGACACAGAGTGGGAAGAAAACATTAAAATGTCCATGATCCCGAAACTTTTCGGGATGGAAACATCCAGCCGGGCATACGAAATCGTGTCTGGTATCGGTGGAATGCAGGACTTCCAGGAGTTTGACGGTTCTATCAGTTACGATACCTTCAACCAGCTTTATGACAAAACTTTCACCTTCCCGGAGAAAGCACTCGGTTTTAAGGTTGAAAGAAAGCTTTACGACGATGATCTGTTTGGCAAGATTGACAGAAAACCTTGGCAGATGGCTGTTTCAAGGGCGAGAACCAGAGAAAAAACAGCAGCCGCGATTTTTAACGGTGCGTTTGTTGGTACTGACGGCCCTGATTCTCTACCGCTGTGTTCTGCCTCACATCCGTATTCACCGGACGATCCGACAACCCAGAGTAACGCAGGGTCTACCGCTCTTTCTGCAACCGCAGTAGAAGCAACACGCAGACTCGGACATACCTCTGTTTTTAATGACCGTGGCGAACTTCTCACTATCAACTACGATACCATTCTGTGTACCGTGAACAATGAGGAAACAGCATACGAAATCATTAATTCCAGCGGTAAGGTTGATACCGCCGATAACAACAAAAACTTCCACAAAGGCCGGTATGACTTGGCTACCTGGGACCGCCTGACCGATTCAAACAACTGGTTCATGCTTGACTCCCGGTTGTGCAAGAAGTTCCTGCTGTGGTGGGACCGTGTGAAGGGCGGGATTCAGATGGATCGTGATTCAGACACACTGGTGGCCAAATGGTATGACTATGAGCGGTACACCGCTGGTTGGGCCGATTGGCGGATGATTTATGGTCACAATGTGAGCTAATGGGATATACGCATCACGATAAAGTCAGTGGTATAAATGGCTTAGCTGTCGGCAATAAGGGTTCAGAAACCGTTGTTGCCGACAGCGATGCGTACTTATACCAACAGGGAACAAAGTTAACTACAAGCGCAGACAAGCTAAACAGTGTTGCTGGCATAATTGGTGATGACGGAGATATTGAGCTTGAGGATACGGTATGGGGAGATCTCAATTTCGACCCTGACAGGTCAAGCGGACCCGCCGTAAGTCTTCCTGATTATGTAACAATAAACAATGTTATTCACAGAGAGTTTACATCGTCAAATAACCAATTGTGCGGCGGTGTGGAAGAAGTACCTCATGACTACAAACTTTCGACAAATATTTATCCGCACATTCACATTTTCTTAAAGTCTGGGGAATCTGCTGGCACAACTGGCGTCACATTTACGTTTTATTGGGAACTCAGAACATCAGCAGCGACAACCAGCGGTAATGTTGAGTTGTCAGCCACAAGCGCTGAACTTTCTGCGAACGGGAACTTGATAACCATCAGTGATGCCACTGGATTTTCAGGGGCAAGTGATTTGGGATCTCAAGTTGCCCTAACTATAGCAAGAACATCGGGGAACGCTGGCGATATTATAGTTACTTCCTATGGGGTCCATTACGAAAAGGATTCTATTGGGAGCGACACGATAACAACAAAATAACCTACTGAGGCATTGCCTTGGTTAAAAAAACTGGTAGGTGAACTATGGGTTACACACATCATGACAAGGTAAGCGCAAATTCGTTTGCAATAGGACAAAAAGGTTCAGAAATTGATTTAAATGTAGATCAGGACATTTTAAACGCAATTATCGAGGATGTTTCCACAGCAGATAAAACCTATGTGGTTGCTCCGTATGCTTGTACATTTGAAAAGGCATACAGCGTTTTACAGGGGCCTATTACAACGGCCGGTGCTGCGACAATAAATTTTTACGTTGGTTCCACTGCGGCAACAGCAGTAACAGGTGGTGCGTTGACCATTGCTGCGACATCGTCTGAAGGTGATGTTGACGTTAACGCTCCGACAGCAGAGAACACACTCACTGCGGGTCAGGCGTTGGTAGCACTTAGCGATGGCGGGTCTACCACTGATACATCCGGGGGGGATACCACTTCTCCGGCGAGACTTAGTATTATATTGAAGAGGGTATAATCATGCCGAAAAAAGATTTAACTCTTATCACGCCTCAACAAGCGATAGAGATACGAGCCGAGATAAATCATTTAGAGAAAATGCTTCAAGCGGACAGGCGGTCGCGCTCCCCGAAGATACAAGACGAAGCAGAGTTTATGGCTGAGATTAAAAAGAAAAAAGACATTTTGGAAAAACATGCCCCTCGCGAGTTGAGGGGCAGAAGCAAAGACAATGCCTGGAAGCGCGTGAAAGAGCTTGACGCTTTCATTAAAGAGCATATGCCCAGCAAACGGGAGTACTTTATGCGTCCTACGGATGGAGGGGTGAACGATTTTGAAAGGGCTGTGAGGCAGCAGATGAAGTTTCAATCAGACCCCAAAATACAACGGGCTGTTCAAGAGCGTAAATACTGGATGGGGCGGCTTGAACCCAAAGACCCAACTGTTCGGAACATTGAGAATCTCAGGAGATAAACCGTGTCAACCAGCACGATAAAACAAAACATTCTTTACGGTCTTGGTGAGGGGTCCAGTGTTGGGAACTCAACCTACCTTGAATATGCTCTCAGATGGGCAAATACGGCTTATAGAGAGATTTTTTTAAAGGGTGGATATAAGTTCAAGACAATCCGCAAAAGGTCTGTATTCCGCACATCTAATGGCCAGCAAACATACCAGGCTCCGAGTGATTTTATCGGGTTTTTGACGTTAAAGGATGAAACAAACGATTCTGTTATTGATCAGATAACGCCGGAAGAATTTGCGCGTGATGTGGGAACAACAAAGGTTAGTTCTGAGAGTTTTACATCCGACTACGATACGGCGGTTGATCTCGACAATAAGGCAATCCTGCAATATTCTGAAACTGTCACTTCTGGCAGTACGACTTATACCCGCGACACTGATTACACCATGTCATATGCCGATGGGCAGATTACCGTTCTGTCCACTGGATCCATGTCTGATGCAACCAGTTACACCATTGCTTATCTTCGTTACAGCACAGGTAAACCGACGCAGTTTTGCCTTGAGTACGACACGACCAATAAAAAGTATGTTTTCAGGTTTGATCCTGTCCCCGACTCCACATATGTGGCAAGTCTTGTATACCCCCATAACCCCACTGTCTTGAGCGATTCTGTGGATGTTGTCTGGAATTATATGGAACTCGCCATAGAACGCGGGGGTATATATTATGGGTCAATGGAAATATCACCCGATCCACAGATGAGAGCTGAGTATAAACAGAACTATATGGATGCTGTTTCTGATTTGATTAAAATGGATCAAGACCTTTTACCCAAGCATGACCGGATACCAATAGTCACGAGACACACTGACTATACAAACCGCAAAATCAACTACATTACAAGGAACAGCCGTGGCTAAAGCACCATATGGGTATTGTAAGTTAGGTGTTGATTATTCGACTCCGCCGCATGAATTGCCGTTTGGCGCGCTGGCCGACGCTAAAAATATTGTACCAACAAGAAGGGGGTTGCCTACAGGAAGATCGGGGCAGGTAAAATTTAATAACACGTCGTTGGCAACACGTATTACATCATTCCATGAGTTTAGAAGTGGTTCCACCAGGAGTCAGATAGCATCCTACGGGTCAAAGATTGGTGAATATAACTCAGCGACAGGCGATTTTGTTGACAAGATTACAGGGCTTACCTCTAACAAAATGTTCCAATGGGTCAATTTCGCTGGCAAGGCAATCGGTGTGAATGAGGGGAATGACGTACCGAAATATTGGGACGGAACAACTGGTGGTGATTTAGCTGGTAGTCCGCCGTCAGGGAACGGTGTGGTTCAGTGGGCAAACAGGATCTGGTATTTAGGGGATTCTACGAATGTTGCGACTCTTTCCGGTTGTAAGCTGAATGACCCGACTGACTACACAGGGGCCGGAACAGCTACAGGGGCGGTGTCTCAAACCGTAGGTGATTCAGGTGATCCTATAACTGGCGGTTTTGGTTATTTCAACTGGTTACTGGTAGGTAAGCAGAATAACATATTTAAGGTATCTGGAACAACCCCAACAGATGCCACGACACTAATTATAGAACCGCTTTACTCAAGATCCCAGAGTGACAACGTTGGTTTCACTTCAAGATGGGCAATCACACAGGTAGGTAACGATGTTATTTTCCTTGACGGGTTTGATATCAGATCATTGACCGGCATTCAGGAATTTGGTGATGTCCAGTACAATTCTATTATCCCACACTTCAGGGATTATCTTGAGTCTATAGGTGACAGGGACTATCTGCAATACACCCAATTTTTCCATTACAAAAAAGAGCAGCAGATATGGGTTTCCATGCCGACAAGTTCAACAACTCATTATGTGTTTGTTCTGGACTACAAATTCAAGGATGAAACCGGGAAGTATGCTGTATTCCCGATGGGTGAAATTATTGCTAATGTCTTCGGCGGCGTTGAGGATGGTGTAAACGACAACCTGTATTATGGTGATGAAACTGGTTTTGTCAGGCGGCTTGATGTCGGGAACAACGATGATGGTGCCGCAATAGAGCGATACTTTGTTAATATATTCGCCGGAAATATCCCTGGTCAGGTGATGGGTATGGAAGAAAACCGCAAGCAGTTTATGAACTCCGAAACCTTTATTTATCCAGAAGAATCAACCCTCACGATGTCACCGTCATATGCAACAGATTTGATAGATGATGTCTCAATCCGTGGTGGGTCTTTCACATCTTTGGGTTCTCACGATGTGACCTCATGGATCGGGACTGGCACAAAAAGAAACAGGGTAACTTTTTTTGGTGTAAATGGATATTCACTCGCACTGAAATGGACGCATAATGCGGTGAATGAAAATTTTGTGTTTTATCCTAGTAAGCTGAATTACACATGGAAAACCTCTAATTTGGTGGCGTAGATGATCTTTAGAAATAACATAAGACTAAAAAAGACAATAAGCGCGTATGATTGGTCTGACGGTGGGATTGGTTTTACTGGTAATGACCCGTTCTCCGGTGTTGGAACAGGCACCGGTCCAGGAAGTCCAGGCACAACAACATCAGGAGGGCAGAGCGCAGCCGATAGTGCTGTAGATCGTTCAGCACTTGAAGCAGCATTAAAATCGATTTTTAGTTTTTTTACGCAAAACCCTGTGGGATTAGTTACAGCCCAAGTAGGTTTCACAAAAGATATAGAAAAGGCCAAAGCAGAACTTTCCAAAACGTATGGCAAAAATATAGCATCAAATATGGTAGATCATGCCTTGGCAATGGCTAAAGGTTCTACTGAAATGGGCGAAGCACCAGGAGATGCTATTAACAGGATTTTAGATCAACTTGCACCAACAAAAAATTGGAACGCCCTTGAGGGGTGGGTTATGACGCAAGCTGAAGCAAAAGCCAATGGTTACACAAACGCCATAGATAGTCGAGGGTTAAACCCAAGTGATCGTGGGTTTAACTATAATGAAGAAACCTACAGGGGTGGGAAAGACCCCATACCACACATATCAACTTTAACCGATAAAAACGGCAAAAACAGATCTGACACAGGGTTTGATCTTGCTTCTGCAATACAGGGTTACGATTTCGTGAGAACCGGTAGTAAGGGTTACATTGTCCCTTCACAGTACGTTCTTAAACCCGGCAGACCACTACAGGCAACACCAACAGGGCATTCATCGGCTACCAGCGTGGATTCGCTAAAGTCTTTTTATAATACTGATAACACTTCGGAAACAGGGGGGGGTATGCCGTCTTTTCAGGACAGAATAGACAATTACGACACGACGGCTGTTGAACAGGCGATAGCGGCCATTTCGGACGTTGACACAGATATTCAATACAATCACACGCTTGCCGAATTATCCGGTATCGGTTTGGATGACCAGGAGAGGGAATATTACGAAGCTCAGAAACAATTAGCGATCAATCGTGCATTGGATCAAATAGAGAACACGTTCGAACCAGAAGGAGAATCGATTATCGCCCAACAGGTTTATAATCTTGGTGAAAACGCATTGGGCGGTACGATAGGTCGTGAATTTGTTAATAGGTGGCAGGAGCGATACGATAAAGCCCAAACAACTGCTCTAAACGAAATCGAATCCACATATCTTGCCGCTCAGCAGTCAGCTATAGACCGTAATAAAGCGACTCAGATGGAAATGTGGGGCAAGGAATATGATGCTGATGTTAAACAGGCCGAGTTGGATCTTGATAAGGCCAAATCTAACGCACTAATTCAGTTCGATTGGGACAGCAAAAACCTTGACCGTTATGTCACCATGCGTGGCCAGGATATGAATGTTGAACAGGCTGAATTAGACCGTATCCTAAAAGACAAAATGGGTGAACAGGAATACAGTGCCTACAAAAGTGGTAATAAATGGACACTTTT